AGCAAGACTTGCAGTTGGTGGAACGAATGGCCACATTTTAACTGTTAATTCTGGTGCGACTAATGGAATTGAATGGGCTGCTCCTGCTGTTGGTGGCGGTTTGACTTTATTAGACACACTTAGCCTTAGTGGTTCATCGGTACTTTCTAATACTTTTTCTAGTGCATATAAATATTTAGTTTTGTATGTTACTCAAGTGTATGGCAGCACAACAAATTCACTTGGTATCAGATTAAATGGTGATTCAGGCAATAATTATGCGTATCAATTATTTACTGATGGTGGGGTAGACACCGCAACTGCAACAAACAGAATACGAATTGCAACAATGTCTACTAATAGTGCAACTTTACAACGAACTTATGCAGTAGTTCAGTTGTGGAGACCTAGCGATACTGATGTGGTTTATGTTAATTCAACTCAGACTTGCAACAGTTCAACAAATCCAGAATATCAAACCTCAGTTGGCGTTTATGACAATTCTGCTGCAATAACTTCAGTAACAATTTTGACAGGTGCAGGAACTATGACTGCTGGCACAGTTTATATTTATGGAGGAAATTAAAATGACAAGACCAATAGTTAGAATTTATACGGCACCAAGCGAGTTTATTGATAGAGAGATGAATGATAATGAGTTTGCTCAATATCAAGTAGATCAAGCCGAAGAAGAAGCACGCCAAGCCAAAGCAGAAGCAAAGGCAGCAGCCAAAGCAGCAGCACAAGCAAAACTTTCTGCCCTTGGTTTAACTGTTGAGGATTTACAAGCGCTAGGTTTGTAATGAAACCTTGGCTATCTAAAGCAGCAGTTCAGTTGCGTGAGCAAATTGATGATTCCTTCCCAGAGCGTTTGCGTAAATCTGATGGGTGGATTGGTGATGCTAGACATAGCACACGAAAGAGCGATCACAACCCAGACACAAATGGATGCGTGCGAGCAATTGATATTGACGCTCGGCTTTCTGACGACAAAGGGCTTTCAGCATATTTGGCAGATCAAATTCGATCATATGGGAAAACCAATGGTCGCATCAGTTATGTAATTCATCAGTCAAAAATTGCTTCACCGATCCTTGGATGGCGTTGGCGTAAATATAAAGGTAATCCTCATAATTATCATGTCCATGTTAGTTTCAAGAAAGATCAAGATAAAAATTCAGACTTTTTTCACATCCCACTACTAGGAGGCAACGCATGAAACTATCAAATAAACATAAGGCTGCAATCAAGTCATATATGAGAGCGGTTGCTGCTTCAGGAATTACTGTTGCACTCGCTATCGTGGCAGACATTCATCCAGCCTACGCAACCCTGCTTGGAGCGGTTGTTGCACCTATTGCTAAAGCACTTGATCCAAAGTCCGGCAAAGAGGCTGATTATGGAATTAATGCGAAATGACAGCCAACGAATGGGTTGGTATAGGCGTTGGCGTATGCGCCATATCAACAAGTTTATTCATGGGAGTTCGCTTTCTTATTAAATCTTATTTGAATGAGTTAAAACCAAACGGAGGCTCATCAATCAAAGATCAAATGAATCGACTTGAACAGCGTGTTGATGATCTGTTTGTCTTAATCAGTAAGCGATAATTTTTGTTATGGCGAACACTCGAAAACCTATCAAACGCAAAAAGATCAATCGTCGTGTCGTTCGCCAAACTCCTGAGCCATTAAGCAAAATAGATCAGCATTACATGGCTTTGCACGAATGTTACAAAGCAGCCAGAAAAGCAGGATTCACACCTGAGCACGCTTTTTGGTTAATGACTGAGCATAAGACTTTCCCTGATTGGATTGTGGGCGATGGTGGGATAATCCCATCCATAGATCCAACTGATGATGAGGATGACGATTAATTAAAGCCAACCGAAGGTACTTAATAACGCCTGACCTCCAAATTCCATTACATCACCCAAAAGCAGTATCTAATCTCATTAAAATGAGCAAGCACGAAAAGTTTGATTTTGTACTAAATGTTGGTGATGAACTGGATATGACTTCTCAGAGCCGTTGGGTAAAGGGAACTAAAACTGAATTTACAGAAACATTAGATCAAGAGCGATCAATTGCTCAAGACATCCTTTTTGACCTAGGCACAACCGACATCATCAGATCAAACCATACCGATCGATTATTTACCACATTATTGAAAGGCGCACCATCCCTCTTAGGATTGCCTGAATTAGTCTTTGAAAAGTTTATGGCGTACTCAGATCTTGGCATCAGATTCCATAAGCGAGCGTATGAGTTTGAGCGTGGCTTTTTCTTGGCTCATGGTGATGAAGGGGTTATGTCTAAGCATGCAGGTATAACTGCCCTAAATCTTGCCAAAAAGTGGGGTAACAGCGTTGTTTGTGGCCATACCCATAGGCAGGGTGCTACAAGGCACCAAACAGGCTTAAACGGCCGTTATTCAACGATTTGGGGCATTGAGGCCGGTCATCTTATGGACATGAAAAACAAAGCCTCTTATCTCAAGTATGCCTCAGCAGATTGGAATATGGGATTTGTAGTTATGACTTTTGGTAAGGGTGGTCATTCAGTCGAGTTAGTGCCTGTGAACCATGACGGATCATTCCGATACAATAAAAGGTATTATGGGGCGTGAAACAGACTATAACGACCGCACGATTGATGATCATATCGATGAACTTGAGGATCTTGGCGTTATCTAATCGTTATAAAACACGCCGGAGATCAGGTAGATAAAAGACTTGATTTAGGTCAAACTTTATGTATTCACAGAGATACTGTGGATATGTAGGGAGCGACATGCAAAGATGCACAGAATGTAATGCGTTAAGAAAACGCTTACAAACTCAAGGTGATTCTAGGGTTTGCCTAGACTGCCTTGTGATTGAAATAAGAGTTTCATCATGAAACTAGATTTAGGCAATAGAAACAGCGCATTGGAATACGCTGATCGAGGTTGGTCAGTTATGCCATTGCTACCACGCAAAAAAGATCCGCATTTTGATCTAGCCCAAAGGGCTTACTTATCAGCAACCACCGACAAAGATTTAATCAATTTTTGGTTTGATTATGATCAAAATATCAACATTGGCATAGCCTGTTATCAATCAGGGTTAGTTGTGTTTGATATTGATTATCGCAATGGTGGCGAATTGTTGCCAGAGTTTGAGCCAACATACACAGTTCAAACCGGTGATGGTTTGCATCTTTACTACTTAGCCAATAAATCTGATGTCTTTAGGGGCAAGTTAAATGATGGTATTGACATCAAATGGAAAGGTTATGTTGCTGCTGCACCATCGGTTCATCCGTCAGGAGCAACCTATACAGTAATCGATGACCGAAATCCGGTTGCGATGCCTAAAAGAATAAGGGAGTGGGCAACAAAATGAAAATCAATGGAGTAACCATTTTATGGTTCATGATAGCAACAGGCTTATTGGCTTACGCAGTTAATTTGTGGCAAACCGAAATTTACAATCGGGGTTATTGGCGTGGGAGGGCAACGGGTTGGGATATGCACCGCAGAATGACTGATATTAAGAAAAAGTCAGATGAGGTATTTGACTATGACAAAAACTGAGCAGTTGCTAGATGAGGTCATTACTACGATCCAACAGCGTGGAAGCGTGTACGGACATCCTTACTATAACCACAAACGAATTGCAGGTCTTTGGTCTGCATATCTCGACTTCCCTATCACACCACATCAGGCTGCATTATGTATGGCATTGGTCAAGGTTTCTAGGCTTAGTGAAACCCCAGATCATTACGACAGTATCAAAGACTTCATCGCCTATGGCTCTGTCTATAAGACAGTACTCGATGCAGTCCAAGATGAAAATTGGGAGGACTAATAATGGCATTTAATTTAGAGGATTATGAGGATGTTGCAACATTAAACAAATGGTTTATTGCAAGTTATCCAATGGGTCGATCTGATATATCAGTAATAAGCCATGACCCCGAAAAGGGTTACATCTTGGTTCAAGCAACCTTGTGGAGAGATGCATCAGATGCAGCACCGGCAGTTAGCAATATTGCATTTGGGTCTAGAGAAACCTATATGGCTAACATGAAAAAATGGTATGTCGAGGATACTGCCAGCAGTAGTTTGGGAAGGGCAATAATAATTCTCAAAGGTTCAAACAAGACTGCAACAAAAGACAGCATGGAAACTGTCAAAGCAGATCAATCATTCAAGGACAAGTTAGAAAGCCGGCAAAATATGTATGGCAAGGCCGGATCTAAGTCTGCTCAAATAGAAACAATCTTGAGAGATAGTTTTGCAGCGGATAAGAAAGATCCTGAGCCTGTTGCTTGGTCTGTTGGTGAAGTTGTAGATCAAATTGCATCAGCAATACCAAATGAACCACCTGCGTGCCAACATGGTCATATTCTTAAAGAGGGAATCTCCAAAGGAGGTAAGCCATATTATGGATATGTTTGCAAAGCCAAGGCCTGTGAACCTAAATGGGCAAAACTTACTGCCAATGGGAAATGGTACTTTGAAGGAGGTGAATAAATGGGTGAATTACAAATAATCGATGGCTCCGGCTTGACTGCCACCTTTACGGATGACGGAGTAAAAGTAGAGCCATCAATGGTTACTTGCGACTTATGCAACGATGACAGATTACTTCATGAGGGCGATCTGCTT